GTCCCAGTAGGTGATCTGGCTTTGCAGTGCATTGTTGATGGATGTAGCGGAGGTCGAAACGACCTTTTCCGCAGAATCCCACAACGCATACTGGCCGCTGATGCTGCCGTAGGCTTCATCATAGGCATCCTTGTAGGCTGCAATGATGTCCTGAATTCGAAGCTCTGCATCAGAGATGGCATTCGCCACGTTCTGCTGCTGCGCTGCAACATCGTCTGCGCTGTCGGCGGCGGACTGTTGCGAAGCATTCAAGGCATCGACTGCGGCGCTGGCCTCCTGATACTCGGCCTCGGCGGCATTGATAGCCTCCTGATCCTGCTCTACGGCGGCGGTGTAGTTCTCGACCTCCCGCCGGGCAGTGGCAAGGTCATCCGAGTACCCCATGTACTCAGTGCGCAGTTGCTGCACATCCTCGCTCATGGTGCGCCACGGCAGATCTTCTACCGTGCCGTAGGTGAGCTTGAACTGCTCATCCGTCAGGCCGAGGGTGGTCAGCAGCTTATCGTAGGCAGCAGACATGCCGGCATTGGATTTTTCAACCTTTGCCTGCGCAGTCGCCAGCTTGGTTTCGTTCTCAGCGCTCTCAACCAGCACATTGTTGTACTGGTCATAGAGGGTGTTCAGGTATTCCTGCCGGGCCTGAGCCTTGGCATCTGCTACATAGGCATCCGTATGCTGGCGCAGCGCAGCGGTGCCGCCCTTGATGGAATTGGTCTCAAGGTCAATATCATCCGCAAGGCTGGGAACCAGAACAGACAGCCGGGCCAGCGTGTCGTGGTATTCGGCATTTCCGTCCGTGTTCCCATTTGTGGCGGCCTCGATGGCCTCCAACTTGCTGATGTACTGGTCCGCAACGCTGGCGGTCGCTGCCATGTTGGACAGGGTGGAATCGTAGCTTGCGCTTGCTTCTTCCATACTGTCGCCCATGTCACGAGCGGCGCTGGTCAGTTCCTTTACAGAGGGCACCGTCGCATCGGCCGCACCAGACAGACCGGCAACGACCGTGGCCAGCGCCGTGCCCGCCAGGGCAACTCCGACCAGCACCGGGGCAGCCGGGCCAAGCGTGGCAGTAAACAGCCCCATTGCAGTACTGCCCACCTTGATGGCGGTCGTGACCGCAGTCAGCACCGCGAGGAAGCCGCCCAGAGTAACCGTGCCGGCTGCAACGCCATTGACTACGCCGGGATTTTCTTCTACAAATCCCTGCATCCAGCCCAGGACTTCCGCGCCGACATCGTACAAATCCGACATCACCGGGGTCAAATCCTCGCCGATGGCGATTTTTAGGCCGTCTGCTGCGGACTGCATCAGCGTCAGTCTGCCATTCATGTTGTCGAGCATGGTGCCCGCCATTTTATCGGCAGACCCGGCGCAGTCGTTCAGAGCTGCGGTGTAGTCCGCAAAAGACTGCCCGCCCTCGGCTGCGGCTTCGCTGCACCCAGCCATGATGGTTTGCAGTTTGGAATACTGGTTCGTGCCGGCAATGACCTTTGCGAGGTTGGCCTGCTCTTGGTCGGTCAGGGTGTCCCAGATACCGGCCATGCCTGTGAGGATGCTGGACAGGCTCTGCATATTGCCGTGTGCGTCATAGATCTGCACACCGTATTCTGCAAGGGTGTCCCCGCACTCTTTCGTGTTGGTGGCAAGGCGGGTAAAGATGGCGTTCAGGGCTGTGCCAGCCTCGCCACCCTTGACACCGGCGTTGGCCATGGTAGCCAACACAGCGGTGGTTTCCTCGACCGAGTAGCCGAGGGACGTAGCGGTAGCTGCACACGCCTTGTAAGCCTCACCCAACTGGATGACATCCGTGTTGGAGTTGGCCATGGCGTAGGCCATCACGTCCACAAAGTGTGTGGTGTCGGAGGCTTTCAGGCCAAAAGCAGTCAGGTAGTCGGTGACAATATCGGATGCCTGCGCCAGATCCATGTTGGCAGCAGCAGCCAGATTCAGCACCGGGCTGATGCCGTCCAACATGGACTGGGTGTCCCAGCCTGCCAAAGCCATGTAGGACAGAGCGTCAGCCGATTCACCAGCGGTGAATTTGGTGGTCGCGCCC